TGATAGTTGTTTTAATTGCTTAATCGGTGGAATTGTCGATTTGATAAAACAACTTGAGGATGAACAGGAATACTCTTATGCAAACTTTGATGAATATGTAGACGAGGTTGCACCGTACTTTGATGCGGAATACAATGACTGCTTTTGTGACGGCATTAAACAGGCAATTATGGTTATTAGAGCGGCTTTTAGAGAGAAGATGCCGAGGATAGTGGAATATGTAGTGACAAAATGAAGATAAGGGAGGATATATATGACAGCGAGTGAATCAATAAAGTTTATGAAATTATTTCGGAATGAATGGGATAAATATAGTAAAACGAGAAATGCGAAGGCTTTAGACATTGCGATACAGGCACTTGAAAAGCAGATAACAAAGAAACCTAAAAAAAATACAAATTCTAACATATATTTTTGCCCTGTGTGTGAAAGAAAAGTTGCTCATAATCACGCTCTTTATTGCTCAGGTTGCGGCCAGAAATTAGATTGGGGGAAGAAAATGAGGTTGATTAGTGCTGGAGATTTAAAAGATAGAGCAAGTGAGTATTGCTTATCAGAAGATGAGTTTAGGAGGTTTTGCAAAATAATAGATGAAGAACCAACGGCTTGTGATGTGGATAAGGTTGTGGAACAGTTGGAAGAAAAAGAAAGGATAAAATAATGGATGCATATGAAAAGATAATAAGTATCATGCGTAATCAAGGGGCGGTGAAGAATCCTATTGGGTTGCAATTAGCGGAAATGACAGACGCAACAAGCTGTGATATTGGTGAGCTGCATTTAGAAGCGGAGGACTTATTTATATCACAGCATTTAACAGACTATGAGATAGAGATAGAGTTATCAGGCAATAAAAAAGATGCAGTAATATACGGACATTTGAAAAAAGGTGACATTGTGCTTATACAGAGAATGAGTGATGAAAAGTATGTTATCATTGAAAAATTATTGGAGGCAGCAGATGAGAACTAAAACAGTTGAAGTAGTAAGAGTAGATGCAATGATAGACTTTTTGCTTGAATACAAAGAGGATTTCATGGATATTATCAGAAACAAAGGTGTGCTATTTCCGTGCTTTACTTATCCGATTAACTATGTTATTATTTTTACAATGCAAAGCAAAGTTAATCTAGGCGGTCGAAAGACCGTCTTTTTTTGTAGGAGTTAAAAGTATGGCATTTAAAAAGTTTTGTTCGCATTGTGGTTGTAACAGGCTGATTGATTGTACTGAAAGATATTGTGATGTGCATAAGAAAAGAGATAAGGCAGAGAGTGATAAGCAATATGACAAGCATCAGCGTAACAAGGAATCAAAGGCTTTTTACAATTCAACAGCATGGAAAAGGAAGCGGCAGCAGATACTTATCAGGGATAAAGGAATAGATGTATATGTGTATATGACAGAGGGCAGAGTAGTAAAGGCTGAGCATGTGCACCATATAGTTGAGATTGACGAAGACCCAAGTCTTGCGTTGGTTGATGACAATCTTATCTCATTGAGTGCGGCAACGCATAGCATCATATCAGGAGTATATAAAGATGCAAGAAAGCGGCAGCAGATGCAGGCGAAATTGAGGGCATTTTTGCGTGATTTTAAATTATAGAGGGGGTAGGGGGTACTTGGAAGTTTTTGGTATCTCCGCTGTAGACCGCCGCCCCTCATAATTCACGCAAAAACTCCCCAAATGAACTTTTTTTAGGAGGTGATTTTTATAGCAGGGAGGAATAAACAGCCGATTGACCTAATCGCCGCAAAAGGGCGAAAACACTTGACAAAAGCGGAATATGAAGAAAGAAAAAGTGGTGAGGTTTCAGCACCTTCGGATGCTGTAAAAATACCACCTTTTTTGACTAAAAAAGAACAAAAAACATTTGAGGAGTTGTCGCAGATGTTGATTGACATTGGTGTCATGACAAATCTTGACAGCAATGCCCTGGGTGCTTATATCAAAGCGGTATCAAATTATGAAAAAGCAGTTAAGCAGCTTGATAAAATTCGTTTATCTTATGATAAGAAAAAAGATATGACAAAAGAAGAACAGGAAGTAGTTGCGTGGACAAAGTTCAATAAGCAGCATAAGATTGTTGTGAGGTGCGAAAAAGAAATGAAACTTTTAGGTGCACCATTTGGACTCGACCCATTGAGCCGCTGCAAACTTGTCATACCAAAGAAAGACGAAGATAAGCCGAAAAATAAATTTTTAAGTGGCTAAGATATGTTCCGGTGATGATTTTGTCACCAGATTTGCAAAAGCTAACGAAAAAAATAAAAAAAGGTTCGGCGAAGATGCGAGACTTGCTTTTAAAAGGCATCTTGATGACATAAAAAGGTCAAAGAAGAATGATGATACTTTTCCGTATGTTTTTGATGAAGAAAAAGCGAAAGAGATTATTGAGTTTGCAAATAAGCTGACGATTGCTGAGGGTGCAGGTGATGAAATATTTACCTGTGATGACTGGCAGGAGTTTATACTTGGTTCTCTGTTTGGCTGGGTGCATAAAGATACTGGTAAACGAAGATTTACAGACAGTTATGTGCAGGTCGCAAGGCAGCAGGGTAAAAGTGTTTTAAATGCTGTGCTTGGAATGTATTGTAGCAATTTCTGTAATTATAACTATGCACAGGTCTATTGTACGGCTACAAAGTCAGACCAGGCTAAGATTGTACTTAAAGAAGTTATTAAGTTTATTGATGCTGATGCCGATTTAAGTGAACTTTTTGAAACTAAGGAGTATAACGGTGAAGTCAGGTGCAATTTAACACAAGGCATCATAAAAGCACTTGGACGAGATACAAAGTCCATTGACGGTTTCCGACCGTATTTAGGAATAGTAGACGAGTATCATGCTCACAAGGATAATCAGATGTATAAACTCCTTAAAGGCGGCACAAGAAGCATGAAAGAAAGTCTTGTCAGTGTAATTACAACTGCAGGTTTTAATCTTAATGGGCCATGCTATGAGCTGTATAAGTACTGTCGCAGAGTATTGCGAGGTATTGATGTAAATGATGGGCAGTTTATTTATATTGCTCAGATGGATGAGAAAGATGACATATGGAATCCTGACAACTGGATAAAGTGTTGTCCGTTTACCGGGAAAGATAAAGAACTTATGTCTCGTATGCAGACAGACGCAGCGAAAGCGAAATCAATGGGTGGCGATGAGCTTCTTGACTTTATGACAAAAGCATTAAATATCTGGGTGACAAGTTCTGAAACGGCTTTTATCGACCTCAAGGATTGGGAAAAATGTGCGTCAGGAAGAACACTTGATGATTTCAATGAATGTGCTGCATATGTAGGTCTTGATTTGTCAAGCGGCGGCGATTTAACAAGTTTATGCATCGAAATACCATACATAAACGAAGATACCGAAGATAAATGTTATTATATTTTTTCACATTCGTTTATGCCTAAGCGACGGTTGCAGGAGCATATGGATAAAGAGGATAATGCACCATATGTTATTTGGGAAAGAGAGGGTTTGCTGACGGTAACGACAGCAGGCGGAGGAATTAAGACAGATTATAAGGCTATACTCAGGTATCTTCATGAGATTGTAGATACATATGAGATTGATATACAGATGATTTGTTATGACCCTCATAATTCGAGTGCATTTCTGCCGGACTTAGAGGATTTCGGTTGTGATATGGTTGAAGTAAGACAGAGTGCATTAAGTCTTAATGATGCAACAAGAGATTTTCAACTTGAAGTTAAAGCACATAATATCGAATATAACGAAGATGATAAGTTATTAACCAGATCGATGAATGATGCAATACTGTCTGCACCAAACCAATATGGAGATGTCAAAATAGATAAGATGATTCAAAAGAACAGGATAGATCCATGCGACGCAGTAATCTGTGCACATAAATATGCGATGAGTGTTGAAGTTGATGATACAGATATAAATGACAGCGTGGCGGCATATCTGAAAATGTTAGGAGGTGATGATGATGACGAAGCCGATGGAGAGATTTAAGGCGAGCCTTAAAAATATAGCAGACAGCATAGCAAGACCTACAGCTGGTGCAGATGAGGACAGGCTTCTTGACTGGCTGGGTATATCTGATACAAGAAAAGATGTGCTAAGCGAAGTAACATACTTTACCTGTCTGAAAGTGCTTGCGGAAACGCTTGGAAAGATGCCGATTAAGTTTTATCAGGATACGGCAACAGGGAAACAGGCTCCTGAATCTAACAAGGCTCATTATTTATTAAAAAACCGTCCTAATCAATTTATGACACCATCAACATTTTGGGCGGCGGTTGAAAATAATCGAAATCACTATGGAAACGCATATGTGTGGATAAGGAGAGTGCTGAAACGGCAAAAATATGGCGGTACTTATGATATTGCGGACATATGGATAATGCAGAGCAGTAATGTGACGGTAGTTGTTGATGATAGCGGAATTTTTGAGAATAAGGGGGATGTCTGGTATTGGTACCAGGATAAATACTCAGGAGAAAGCTATATTTTTCCTTCGAGGGATGTGATGCATTTTAAAACCTCGACGAGTTTTGATGGAATAACAGGTGCATCTGTCAGAGAAATACTTAAAAAGACTATTAGAGGTGGTCTTGAAAGTCAGACTTTTATGAATAATCTCTATGAAGGTGGCTTGACAGCCAGAGCAGCACTGCAGTACACAGGTGACTTAAATCCCAAACTACAGAAAAAACTTATAAAGCAGTTTGAAGAATACACAAACGGAGCGAATAATGCAGGAAAGTTTGTGCCAATTCCTATCGGAATGAAGATAGAACCGCTTAATATAAAGCTGACAGACAGCCAGTTTTATGAGTTAAAGAAATATACAGCATTGCAGATAGCGTCAGCGTTTGGAATAAAGCCAAATCAGATAAATGATTATGAAAAATCGTCATATAGTAATGCCGAGATGCAAAATCTTTCTTTTTATGTTGATACTGAGCAGTTTATCCTTAAACAGTATGAGGAGGAAGTGAGCTATAAGATGCTCACTGAGGAAGAGAGACAGGACGGCAAATTTTTTAAGTGGAATGAAAAAGCGATATTAAGGACTGATTCAGAAACGCAGGCAAAGATACTCTGTTCTTATATTCAGAACGGAGTGTATAAGCCGGATGAAGCGAGAGAATGTCTTGATATGCCTCATGCGGACGGTGGTGATGCTTTGATGTGCAATGGGAACTATATAAAACTAACGGATTTGGGAGCAAATTATGCTCAGACAGGTAATCAAAATAACGATGATAATTCACAACTCCAGGAATGAAAAAACAGGTTATAAGAGAGGAGCAGATAGAAATGTCAGTTTTAAAGTTAAAAAAGACAGATAGAAAATCAAACAGGATAAGGGACTGTGGAAGTATTGAGATTAAGAACCAGACGGATAACGAAGCTGAAATCTGTTTTTACGGAGATATAAACAGCGACTCGATGGGTGAATGGAGCAAATACTTTCCTGACGATAAATGTCCGTCAGATATTAAAGAGTTTTTCGACCAGCTCAGTGATGATGTTGAAAAAATTCATGTTCATATCAATTCAGGCGGTGGCTCAGTGTTTGGCGGCATAGCAATTTATAATCTGCTGAAAAATCATAAAGCGGAGATTATCGTACATGTTGATGCTTTGGCTGCATCTATAGCATCGGTCATTGCAATGTCAGGCGATAAGATAATGATGCCTAAAAACGCTCAACTTATGATTCACAAACCTATGTCATGGGTTAGCGGTAATGCTGATGAAATGAGAAAAGAGGCTGATGTGCTGGACGGATGCCAAAAGGTTATTTTGTCAACTTATATGGATCATGTTAAGGAGGGTGTTACCGAAAAGACAATCAATGACCTTATAAATGCTGAAACATGGTTGAATGGTGAGGAATGTCAGCAGTATTTTGATTTTGACATGGAGGAAAGCAATGAGGCGGTGGCAGCAGCCGACAGTGAATATTTTGACAGATACGATAATTTGCCGGAGAAATATAAAAAGCTGTCAGATGATAATAAAGCAGATGACTGGCAGAAAGATTTTGCACAATGGTGTAAAAAGTCATTGAAAGAGCTGGAAAACATCAATAAAAAGATTGATAATATCAATGAAAAGGATGATATTGCGGTATCTGCTGAAAAGCAGAAAAAGGAACATGATGACAGAGTTGCGGCTATATTGAATGATTTAGCCTATCTGTGATAAAAAGCTGTTATGAAAATTAGCACCCGGATAGGGTGCTTTTTTGGTACAAAAAGAGATAACTGAAAAGTTGTCTTTTTTTATTATAAAAACATAAAACAGGAGGTAGAGAATGAATCCAGAGTTATTAAAGTTATTTAATGCGATTAACGCAAAGAAAGAGGAAGTAAAGAAGTTTTGTGCAGAGGACAGACTTGACGAGGCAGAAGTGGCAAAAGAAGAATTAAAGCAGATGCAGAACAAGTTTAATCTTATGTATGACCTTTTCAATGATGAAGAGGAACAGCACAGAAATGAGATTGAGGATGGCAAAGGGAAAACAGCTAGTGAGCCGGAAAACAAGAAAGATAGTGTTAAGGCATTTACAAATGTTCTGAAAGCTGTAGTAAATGGTCAGCCTGTTGCGACAAAGGACTTGGAAGTTATTGACGCAATGTCTGAGGGAAGTGATCCTGACGGTGGTCTGACCGTTCCTAAAGACATCAGTACAAAGATTAAGGAGTTAAGACGCTCGTTTGATGCACTTGAGACGCTTGTTAATGTTGAAAAGGTCACAACTGAGACAGGCAGCAGGGTTATCGAAAAAGAGGCGGATAGCACACCTTTTGATAATGTTGACGAAGCTGCGGAGTTTGGCGAAATATCAACACCACAGTTTGAAAAGATTGACTATAAGGTCAAGAAAAAGGGTGGTATTTTAAAGGTTACAAGAGAGCTTTTGCAGGATACCGCCGAGAATATCATGTCATATCTTAACAACTGGATTGCCAAGAAGTCTAAGGCAACAAGAAATGCCTTGATATTAAAGGCAGTAAGAGAAAACGCAGCACAGCACACGGTAGAGTCAATAGATGACTTAAAAGATATTTTTAACACAGTGATTGACCCGGCTATAGCAGTAAGTTCGTGCATCGTAACAAACCAGGATGGCTATAACTGGCTTGATAAATTAAAGGACAAGGACGGCAGATACATTATTCAGCCTAATCCTTTAAATAAGACAGAAGGACTTTTATTCGGCAAATATGCGATTAAAGTCGTGTCAAATAAAACGCTCAAATCAAATTATCCAGCTACAGGTGGCTATGGTATCCCAATTATTTGCGGGGATTTAAAGGAGTTTGTGACTATCTTTGACAGGGAACAGCTTGCCATTGACATAAACGACAGAGCCGGAGAATACTGGAAGCGTGACGAGACTGCTATGAAAGTCAGGGAGAGGCTTGATATACAGGTTGTTGACAAGGCGGCAGCAGTCGTTGCAGTTGTGCCTGTAAAAGCTGATACGGACAGCAATGGAAAGTATTCCGATGATGAATTAAATGCACTTACAAAAGAACAGATCTTAAATCTTGCTGAAAGTCTTAATTATGAAATGACAAAGACAAAAGCAGATACAAAAGAAGAAATTGTTGCAGAGTTTAAAACTAAGGCAGGGCAGTAAAAAGTGCAGCTAAGTAAAAGGTGTCGGTATAATTCCGATGCCCTTTTGCCCCAGCTTGGGGCAGTATGGAGGTGAGTGATATTGATTTTGTCATTTGATGAAGTAAAAAATTATATCAAGTTTGACTTTGAAGAGGGTGACGAGGACGAGGGCATCCAGGAAGAAATAAAATTTATAAAATTGTGCATGGCGGCAGCAGAAACATACTTAAAAAATGCGACCGGGAAAGAATACCCGGAACTGGATGAGGAGGGCAATAAGCCGGATTATTCACTTGAAAAGATTTATTTAGGTATGCTTATAGCTGATATGTACGAAAAGCGGACACCAGTCTGCAACGATAATCAGAGTTTTATAGCAAAATCAATGTTGCTGCAGCTCCAACTGAGTGATTAAGGGGGTGCGTTTTTGGATATAGGAAGAATGAATAAGCGTATCTCTGTTTATGGCTATGTTGACGAGATGAACGAACTTAAACAGAGTAGAAAAGTTTTGAAAAAAATTAAAACTGTCTGGGCGAGTTTTAACCCGGTGCGTGGTCGTGAATACTATGACGCTCAAAAACTCAGGGAGGAAGTAACATATAAGTGTTATATAAGATATATGCCGGGAATAACGGCAGATATGTATCTTAGATATAAGAATGTTACATATAACATTACATCGGTGATAAATGTTAATAACGAAGATAAGATGTTAGAGATTTATTGCGTTGAGAATGTTAAGAAAGTAAGGCAGGTGAATGACGATGGCTGACAGTATCGAGATAAGCGGACTTGATGAACTTGCGACGGATTTGAGAAGTGTTGTGAGAAAATATCCGGACAGAGCAGGTGAGGGACTGAGGAAATCAGCTAGAGCTTTGCGTAAAGACTTAGTTAATCTGGTTATAGAAAAGACACAGGAACATCTTACAGAAGATGGTGAAAAGACAAAACGGTCATTGACTAAATTATCAAGTTATGAAATAAGTCAGGTTCATGGATATAATGAAAGACAATCCGTTGATATATCAGCAAAGTCACCACATTTTCATTTGATTGAGCATGGTCATGAGATGTTAAGTCATAAAGGTGAACATATTAGATTTGTGGATGGAATGCACCTGATGGATGCAACACGAAAAGATTATCAGCAGAAACTCCCTGAAAGGATGGAGAAAATGGTAAATAATTTACTGGAGAGTGAGAACTTATGACATTAAGTGAATTATTAAAAGGCTGCAATGAAGCATTGCAGGCGGTTTTTCCAATCGAAGAATACGGTTATTACGGTGTTGATATAGTAGAAGGCTATACGGCACCGTGTTTTTTTGTACGGATAAAACCAACTACAAGTCCGGTCAACAGGTACATAAGAAACAATGAGGTTACATTGTATATTAACTATTTTCAAAGCCGGACGGATGAAGTAGATCTGTTTGAAAAAGCAGACAAGATAAATCAGATTTTCGACAAGTCGGTAAAAATCGGTGACAGATATGTTCATGTTGGAGATGTAGATTTTGACTTTGTAGGAAAAGACAGAAATATATTGCAAGCAACTATTGAATTGCAATATCACACAGCTATTAAACAAGATACCACACAGCCACCTATGACTGAGGTGTCAATTAGATATGACAAGGAGGAATAAAAGACATGGGAATGCCTTCGGTACAAATTAGCTTTTCAGAAAAGGCTATCACGGCAGTACAGCGTGGCAACAACGGGATTGTTGCACTATTATTAAAAGACAAAAGCGTACAGAAGATAACAGAGAGTGACAGCGGAGCAACGACAGATGTTGAAGTTGTCGAGATAGAAACAGCAACGGATATTCCGTTGACTATATCCGAAGAAAATCAGAAGCAGATTGCAAATGCATTGATTGGATATTCTAACCCTCCGAAAGAGGTTGTTGCGGTAATAATAAATGATGAAGCGGCAGCTTACACAGAAGCACTAAAGAAACTTGAAACAATTAAATTTAATTACCTTGCTATTCCAACAGTAGAGACGGATGAGCAGACACAGACAGTCGCCACCTGGATAAAAGAGCAGAGGGAAAATGACAGGCTTGTAAAGGCAGTGCTGCCAAATACGGCGGTAGACACGGAAGGAGTTGTAAATTTTGCGACTGAAAAGGTGTATATCAATGATACTGAGTACACTACAGAACAGTATTGTTCACGAATAGCAGGAGTGCTTGCAGGTACGGATATGAGCATATCGGCAACATATGCACCACTTCCGGAACTTACTGATTGCACAAGTCTATCTAAAAAGGATATGGATAATGCGGTAGAGGGCGGAAAGTTCATTGTATGGCATGATGGCGAAAAGGTTAAGACAGGCAGAGCCGTGAACTCGCTGGTAACAACAAATGCAAAAAAAGGTGACAGCTTTAAAAAGATTAAACTTGTTGACACAATGGATCTTATCAAAGATGACATCAAAAAGACCGCACAGGACAGCTATTTGGGAAAATATCCAAACACATACAACAACAAGTGTTTGCTCATGGCGGCAATTCAGACATATTTTGATTCGCTCATTGCATCAAACATATTAGCAAGTGCTACTGTAAATATTGATGTTGCAGCCAACAGAACATATCTGAAAGGGCGTGGCGAAGATGTATCAAGTATGTCAGATGATGATCTTAAGCAGGCGAATACAGGTTCAACGGTATTTTTAATAGCGAAGATTCGTATTTTTGATGCTATTGAAGATATTGTGTTACCAATCGAGATTTAAGGGATAAGGAGGCAGAAAAATGGCAGCATATAAGGCAGAGAAAACCATAAACGGAACTTGGGGACAGCTTTGGATTGATGATGAGGAGATGGTAGAGGTCATATCATGCGAAGCTAAGTCGAGTTTGACAAAAACAGAAGTTAATCAGACCGGAACTTTAAGTAAAGGTTACAAAGTTACCGGGATTGACAATAAGGGAACAATAAAGCTGAATAAAGTAACATCATTCTTCATCAAGAAACTTTCAGATTCGATAAAAGCCGGAAAAACTCCGGTATTTACAATCCAGAGTAATCTTGCCGACCCGGATGGAATCGGAGCGGAGCGTGTAATCTTAAAAGGTGTTCAGTTTGATGAGTTGTCACTTATCAACTGGGAAGCCGGGAAACTTGGTGAGGAGTCATATGCGTTTACTTTTGCATCTTGGGAAATTAAAGATGTAATCGACCATGAAAAGTTAAAAGATTTCTTAGAAGCAGCTTAAAATCATATACAGAAAAGTTTTGTTCAAATGCATCCGATTTTTGGATGCATTTGTTTGTAAAAAAGATAAGGAGAAAAACATATTATGAATAATTTAGTAGACAGATTGATGAAAGCAGATAAGGCAAAAATAGGAGAGATGAGAACGGATGTATTCCATTCTCAGAAACTTGCGGATATTCTCGGAGAAACAGAACCAGTCGAGATAAAAATACATGAATTAAAGGCACGCAGGATGCAGGCGATACAGAGCGATCAGATTAAGAACAATGGTGATGTAGATTTTGAAAAAGTCTATGATGCACAGCTTAGGATGTGCGTCGAGGGTATATCAGAGCCAAACTTAAAGGACAAGGAACTTCAGGAGCATTTCGGTTGTTCGCTTGCTACAGAGCTTTGCGAAAAGCTGTTTAATTCAGAGGCGGGGCTTATAAGTGATGAAATCACAAAACTCGGCATCAAGATAAATGATAAAAAGACAGAGGATGAAATAAAAAACTCATAAAGACGGATTGGCAGGTAAATTTAATGTACCTGCTTTTTCGTTGGCATCACAAACTCCCACATGAGTTCTATGACCTGGAATTAGGTGAACAACAGGTTATAAAAGCGTTTATGAGTTATGAAGCAGATGAACGTAACGAGGAAGCAAAAGCAATAGAAAAGGAAGGGGGTATTTGACTTGGCTAATAGGTTTATAGATGTAACTTTGCGACTTATAGACAGGGCAACTACCCCATTGTCTAATATCGGTGCAAGGCTTACAGAGAGCAGCAGGCAGTGGATAAGGGCAGGCAACCAGATACAAAAGACCGGGCAGAAGATAACAAAAACGGGGACGAGTCTGACAACGAAAGTCAGCACTCCGATAGTTGGTCTTGGTGCGGCAGCAGTTAAGACGGCTGCATCGTTTGAAGCTGGGATGAGTAAAGTTCAAGCTACTTCCGGAGCATCTGGCAAACAGTTAGAAAAACTTTCAGCGAAAGCAAAAGAGATGGGTGCTAAGACAAAGTTTAGTGCAACAGAAGCAACGGACGCATTTAATTACATGGCAATGGCAGGCTGGAAAACAGGCGATATGATGAACGGCATAGAACCTATTATGAAACTTGCCGGAGCAACTAACACCGACTTAGCATCCACATCTGATATAGTTACAGATGCGTTGACAGCGTTTGGAAAAACATCTAAAGATACAACGAAACTTACAAACATAATGGCTTCGGCATCTGCAAATGCTAATACAAATGTAACAATGCTTGGAGAGTCATACAAATATGTTGCTCCCGTAGCCGGGTCGCTTGGGTATTCAATGAAAGATACCACAAAAGCACTTGCTTTGATGGCAAATGCAGGCATTAAAGCGTCACAGGGCGGTACTTCATTGCGTGCAGTTCTAACAAATATGGCAAAACCGTCAAAAACGGCACAAGGGGCGATGGATGCGTTAGGCTTATCACTTACCGATAGTAAAGGAAAGATGAAACCACTTAATAACCTAATGCTTGAAATGCGTCAGAAATTCAGTGGATTAACAGAAGCACAAAAGGCACAATATGCAGCATCACTTGCGGGTAAAACAGGAATGTCCGGATTGCTTGCAATCGTAAATGCCTCAGACAAAGATTGGAAGAAACTTAGCAAGAGTATAACTGATGGAAAAAATGCGTGTGGCAAAATGTATGATGTTTCACAGAACAATCTGAACGGAGCATTAACTATTTTAAAATCAACGGTAGAAAGCATAGCAATAAATTTTGGCGAGAGGCTGACACCGTATGTAAAAAAAGCAACACAATATATCCAAAATCTTGCTGATAAATTTAATTCTTTGAATAAAAAGCAGCAGGACACGGTTATCAAAATCGCATTGCTGGTTGCAGCAGTGGGTCCAGTTATCCTGGTCTTTGGAAAAACAGTCACACTTGTTGGAAAACTTACAACAACCGTCGGCAAAGCAGGGCGTGCATTTATCACGCTTAAAAATAATGCGACTATTGCAAAGGGAATATTATCAACCATTCAGATGCCAAAGCTGCATATGCCGAACGCTAAAGTGTTCACGCTAATAAGTGATGGTGCAAAGATGGCTGTATCTCCTGTCAGAAATGCAGGAACGGCAATGGTTAAATTTGCAGCACAGAGTAGGGTGTTAAGCACTGTTTCAATGGCTTCAAGCAAGACTTTTGGAGTGTTTGGCAGAGGTTTGAAACTGCTATATAGTCCACTTGGAAAGGTTGGTTCATTGGCCGGGACGCTTGGCAAGTCTGTTTTTGCATTGTTGGGGCCTGTAGGAACAGTAATACTTGTTGTGGGTGCTCTTGTTGCAGCAGGAATCCTTTTGTATAAGAACTGGGATAAGGTCAAGCAGACAGCCGGAAAAGTATTCAACTATGTTAAAAGCGTATTCAATGCGTGTGGTGTTTCTGGGAACAGTCTGAAAAAAGACCTTGCTCCGATAGGAAATAAATTTACAAAGATAGGAAATCATGCAAAAAAATTATGGGTAGCGATAGAGCCTGTTATGACGCAGATAGCAAGTACGGCAAAACTTGTATTTGGTACTGTACTTGGTGCTCAGATAGGTGTTGCTATCGGAATATTAAGTTCGTTCTGGAACACGGCGAAAAACATCATATCCGGAATATTAAAGGTTTTTGATGGAATAATAACATTCCTTACGGGTGTGTTTACCGGAAACTGGAAAAAAGCCTGGAGCGGAATAAAAGAGATATTCTCCGGAGTATTCCAGTCACTTGTATCTCTTTGTAAAATGCCTATCAATGCGGTAATAGGAGCTATAAACGGAGCTATCGCAGGCATAAATAAATTGCACCTGAAAATTCCTAAATGGGTGCCGGGGATGGGCGGTAAAGAATTTGGTATTCATATTCCCAAAATCCCACAATTAGCAAAAGGTACATCAAACTGGCAGGGCGGTATCGTTCAGGTACACGAAAAAGGCGGCGAGATTATAGATCTTCCCAAAGGCTCAAGAGTTTACCCGCATGATAAGTCAGTCCGTCAGGCATACAAGGACGGTCAGGCAGCAGGAGGAAGAAAGATTGTAATTCAGATTCCTAAACTGGCAGATACGATTGTAGTGCGTGAAGATGCTGACATTGATAAGATTGTTGAGAAATTAGCAAAGAAACTTGAAGATACGGCAAACAATGTAGGAGGTGGTGACTTTGAATATATATATTAAGTATGATAAAGAAAAGGTGCGGCTTCCTGTGTTGCCGTCAGAGTTTGAAATGTCAGCAACGCAGGGAAACACGACGGTTGTTATACATGATTTCGGAGAAATCAATTTGAAGGGTGACAGAGGGTTGTATAGCATATCCCTGTCATCTTTTTTTCCGAGTGAACACTATTATTTTTGCAAATGCAAACCTAAAACACCATCAAAATATATTAAAATTTTCAAAGAATTATTTGAAAAGAATGAAACTGTACAGTTGATAATAACAACAACACCTATTAATTTTTTCTGCACAATATCAGATTTTGCATATTCTAAAAACGATGGGACGGGTGACATAAATTATACGATGAAGTTTATAGAATATCGTGAGTGCAAGAATAAGAACACTAAATCAAAGACAACTAAGGCAAGACCTACTAAAAAGAAAAAAGGAGGAAGCAAGAAGTACACATATAGATGGAAAAAAGGTGATATGTGGGCGAAAGTGGCAAAAAAAGAAACAGGCTCATCAAAAAATGCGGCTTATTTAAAAAAAATTAACAAAAAATATATACAGGCTGCAAAAAAGAAGTATTGCAAAACACACAATGTAAAAACAGTGAAAGACAGTATAGCGTTGGTGGGACATGATGTTTTGATAAATGCGGAGTTGTGAAAAAAATGAGTAGAAAAGCAGTATTGAGATGGAATAAAAACAATTCAAAAATTGTAGAATTAAAGTTTAATTCACTAGAATGGAGTGGAACAGACACGCAAGTGTCAAGAGAACTTACTTTTACATTGCCTTACAATCCGTATGATAAAGATTTTTCAAATGCTGGTATTAAGTTGGGAGATCTTATTTATTTTTATTATGGCGGAAAGAAAAAGTTTACCGGGACGGTTACATCAAGAGAAGCAAAAGCAGAGATAGGAACAGTCAGCTATACGGCAAAGGACTTTATGCAGCATCTTTTGAGGTCTAACACGACAATAAAGATTAAAAACATGACTCCGGAAGCGGCAACTAAAAAGATATGCAGCCAGGTGGGGATAAAGACGGTAAATCTTGCAAAGACAAAGGTAAATATATCAAAAATGATATTCAACGACCAGCCAATCTATGACATTATCATAGCTCTTTACAGGAAAGCTAAGAAAACCACGCATAAAAAATATATGCCGGTGATGAATGGCAGAAATGTGAGTGTAGTGACAAAGGGGATAAGTTCCGGAGTTACGCTGTACCAGGGAAAAGATATAACAAGTGCGACATATCAGGACACGACAGACAATATTGTTGACCGTGTCCTGATATTTAATGATAAGTATAAAAAACTTGGCAAGGTTGAGAATAAGAAAAATGTATCAAAGTATGGAGTGTACCAGTCAGTTTATACAAAAGAAAAAGGTGTAAATGCAAAGACGGCTGCAAAGGCACTATTGACAGGAGTGACAAAAGAGGCATCAATCGAAGCATTGGGGAATATAGCAGCAGTCTCCGGAAAAAGTATAAACATTCAAAATAGTGCCGCAAAGCTCACAGGAAAATTTTATATAACATCAGATACACACAAGTTTGAAAATGGTACGCACACAATGTCCCTGAGTCTTTCATATATAAATACGATGGAAGAGGGAGCAGATACAGAAAGTACAAAGGAAAGCAGTAAAAAGTCATCAAAGAAAAATAAACCTAAGATTACAAACGCTGCAAAGGCTTATTATTTTGAAAGCGGAACAGTGTTCCATTCGTCAAAGAGTTGTTCAGCGTGCCAAAATGCAAAAACAAAAGCAAAAGAAACAACAGTGGCTAAAATTAAAAAGATGAAGAAAGCAAATGGCAAACGCAAATATAAAGCGTGTTCAAAATGTTGGAGTCAGTGAGGTGATAAATAAATGTTTCCATTTGACTTAGAAGATGAAGAAATTGACGCAGAAGAACTTGAGGAAGAAACGGAAAAACAGGAATATGAGGTTGATTTTGAAACCGGAAAACTGACAGGCAGGATGATAAGTGGAATTGAAGCTGTAAAACAGTGGCTTACAATCGCATTAGCAATAGACAGATACAAATATACTCAATATTCATGGGAAAACGGCTCAGAGCTATCTACACTGATAGGACAGGGTTATGAAAAAGACTATGTAGACAGTGAAGTGGAAAGAATGATAAGGGAAGTTGCAGAGCTTAATGAGGATATAACAGATGTGTCAGATTTTAATATAACTTTTGAGGGTGACAGGCTTACAGTATCGTTTAAGGTGTCAACTGTTTACGGAGAGGAGGATATGACGGTAAATGTATGAGGATAGAACACAGGATGTAATCGTTGCGGAAATGCTTGAGAATTTCGGTAAAGATGTGAGGACAGATGAAAACTCACTTGCATACAATGCGTGTGTTAAAACAGCAAGCGAGCTTGAAGATGTGTACGGTGACATAATGGATATTTATGATAATATGCTGCCTGATACGCAGGATTTAAGTCATTTGATAGCATATGCAGCGGAAAGAGGTATAACTTATCATGAGGAAACCGCCCCGGTAGTATGTGGAAAATTCAAACAGGATATAGAAATCGGGGAAGTGTTTACCTGTAATGATTATACATATACTGTTGAGGAACTGATAAGCGGATATGATTACCGTCTTGTCTGTGAAACACCGGGAACAGAAGCAAATGCAAATTTAGGAGAGCTTACACCGCAGGATTATGTTGAGGAATATCAGGGCGGTGAGATAACTGAAATACTTGTACCGGGAACAGATGATGAAGATGAAAAAGTGTTCAGGGAAAGAGTTATGCAGTCGTTTAAATCTACGGCATTTGGCGGCAATAAGGCAGATTACAGATTATTTATAGATGCACTTGAAGGGGTAGGGGGATGTAAGCCTATCCGCAGGGATAAAGAGAGCAACTGGATATATGTATGGATAGTATCAGAAGAAAAAAAGGCTGCATCGTCAGAGCTGGTCAGTAAGGTGCAAACTGTGATTGACCCGGAACAAAATCACGGCGAGGGTGATGGCATGGCACCGATGTGTCATAATGTTCTGATTAAATCTGCACTTACACAGAGTATTGAAGTAAAAGCAATTATTGAATTTGACACGGGTTATAGTGCAGAAACATCGGAAACTCAGATAACAGAAGCCGTTGAAAAATATATTTCCTCACTTCGTGACGCTTGGGAGTCAAATGAATTAAATGATACTATAGTCCGAACGGCGAGGATAGAGGCGGCAATATTGAATGTTGAAGGAGTAAAAGACATATCCGTACAGCTCGATGGAAAGGATGAAAATGTATCATTGACATATGAATATATACCGATGCTGGGAGGTGTTACGATTGAATGAAGCACCTGAGATAATATTGCAGATACCGGATATAAATCAAACATATAAAGCGGTGGATGTGCAGATGGAAAAATTGACGGCAGCAGTCGAGCAGTTAGAAAAAGATATATTCATTGAGGACATGGGAGAGTATAAAATAAAACGCTGGGAGCAACTGCTGGGGATAACAGCATTTGATGATGACACATTATCTGACAGAAGATTTAGAATCCAGACCAAAATACTCGAAAGACTGCCGTATTCATATCGTGTGGTAGTGCGAAAGCTAAACACACTTGCTCTTGATGGGATGGACATAGAGATAAACAATAAGGATGTGCTTGTAAAACTTGCACTTGCCTCAAAGAAAAAAATAAAAGATGTAGCCGAGATGCTGGAAGTGACACTTCCGCTTAACATGACATACGAAGTTATAATAATGTATCACACATATGGCTATCTCAGTAAATACACATACGGCGAACTGTCAAAGTTCACATATGGACAACTTAGAGAAAGTACGGAGGTGTAAAATGAATAGTACAAAAAATCTGGGATTGAACTTACCGGAAGAAGATGATTTTTTTCATTGGAATCAGCTAAATGAAAACATGGAGAAAGTAGACAAACTTGCTGCTCCTGAGTTTGATATTGCAAAAAAAATTGAAAATTTACAAAGTGGTGAAAGATATGAAACACTATTCTCAAAAATTGCAAAAGCTGTAAAAGAGTTTATCAGCCATATAGATGATAAAAAAGTACACATAACACAGGAAGAGAGGATAGAGTGGGATAATGCAGTAAAAAACATTAAAGCAAATCTGTTAAAACTGACACTTGAAAATGCAGATGTAAATGGTGCAAAATTGTTAAAAAGAAAAAATGGAATATATACACTTTCAGGGACTTGCTCAAATTCAACTATAGAAGTTATAAGTTCGACAGCGTTAGCAGAAATAATAAACAGTGTCAAAGGAAAAGAAGTAACTATAAGCCTGAATAGCAATGATGAAAAAGTAACGATGTTGTTTAAAATGCATAAAGGAGCGGGAAATACTGTAATTACGGAAGATTTTGAAGTAAAAGATAATTTAACAATAACTTTGCCGGAGCAACTGCTGGGGATAACAGCTATATTAAGATTCGACGCAGGAACATATCAAAATGTGTTAATTGCCCCTCGATTAGAATTAAGACAGCAGACATATGCAGCACCGTACACGGGAACAAACGAAAATCTTGCAAGTAATGTAGCAGATATATTAAGTAATGTCGAAAAAATGCAGGATACAAAACTTGACAAAAATCGTATAGTCAATAGTCTTGTAACTACGGAGGAGGGTTATGCACTAGATGCCAGACAAGGTGAAGCTCTTGACGGAAAAATAACAGAATTAAAAAAATCTGTCAGTGATGGGAAAAGTGCTATTGCGTCTGCCATCACTAACGAAGGAGTTAGCACGGCATCAGACGCCTCCTTTGAGACTATGGTTGAAAACATTGGAAAAATATTTTATAAAAGATTAGGAACGCAGTTACCTAAGTATTATTATGCCAATGTTCATGCAACAAGCGGTTCGCAAAGCCACCAGTATATATATAGAAATGCTAATACGACAACCAAAGACGATTGGCTAGGACATGAAGAATTTTTTGGTGGTTCATTACCTGCTTTAAATGGATGTATTATTATTACTTGGTTAAGAGGGATTGGCGCTTTTACGATAATGCGGCTTAAATCATCGTTTTTAGGTGTAGATAATTTCGAAACCTTATACAGTAATGCGTTACACTATTATCATCCAGACGGAGGCACAATCAATCTTGTTTCCACAGAAATTAAGCCAAGAGTTGAAATATGTACATTATGTTTAGCATGTCATAGTTAAAATGCAATATCAAAGCTTGCAAGATTATATATAGAAAGGAAAGATTATTATGAAAATTAAATTAAAAGACATCACAGAACTTACTGTTACTGAAAGCAGTACAGCAACAACAATTACTGCAGAGTTTGATACAGCAGTAGAGATTGAAGATAACAGACAGAAATTAACGGACAAAAATTTGTCAGAATTTAAGTTTGTTAATGATAATGGAAATATCATAGGTAATTATGAAAACTATACTTTTGATAATGTGACATACACTGAAAAGGATAATAAATTTATTGCTGTATATCACTTGCATAAGTATTCAGACATTGAAGTAAGATTGAATGCGATTGAAGAGGGGCAAGCTACACAGAATGATGCCATCGCTGAGATGTCAGAGGTTATTTATAGTGAATAGAAAGGGGGTGGACGAGATGGCGAAATTTTGGTCTGAGAGAATTGCATATGATTTAAATCGTATTGATGAAGTTCCGGCGAAGTTAAGAGAAAAAGTAAAAAAATATATCGAACAGCATAGTGAAGCGTAAAGGCTTCTTTTTTAATGCCTAAAGGCAGGAAAGGAGACACAAATGACAGCATACGCAATAGAAATAATAATAGCAGTTATTTCAATGCTCGGCACAGCAAGCGGGGCATATTTTGCAAATAAAAAATCAACGGTTCTTGTAGCATATCGCTTGGAGCAGTTGGAGAAAAAGCAGGATGTACATAATCAGGTAATCGACCGGGTT